AAGTGTCATCTATATCATAAGGGTCTTCCTTAGTAGGATATGTCTTACCGTCCGATGTAAGCTGATCGACAAGAGTTGTTGATAAGACACCACTAAAGGAGTTATCGTAAACTTGCTCATTAACATTCTCACTCGACAACCCACTCTCAAATGAGTATGCATAACGTTTACCTCTTAATCTATATATATAGTGACCTAAAATTGGATTGAGAGCAGATACATCTTGATCCATACGCTCTGTTATTTCGTATTTAACAGAGCCTCTATCATTAGGTCGGTCGCAACCTAATACTTTTAAATCAATAACGTCACCAGCTTTTGGTTCAATCGATTGACCTACAGATGAATAGTCAAAATAATCACCAGCAGCTTCTGCAAATGTACTAATATGTACAAAGGCTGTAAATTCATCTCCTGGATCAAAACCGAACTTACTTAAGTTTACAGCGTCATCAGATAGCTCTATATACATCTGTACCCCAGTTAATGGTCCTTTAAACTGCGATGGGCCAGAGGAAATATCACTACTACCAAAATCTTCTCCATATAATAAATCTGCAGCTGATAAATTAAATGTATTGATATAATAATCTACCGGAATGCCAAAGTTGTTTATTAGGTCTTTAAATGATTGATCGAAGATTAATTGTTCAGCTTGTAGATTTGAAGGATTAACAAGCTGGCCACAAGATGGTATCATGGTTGCAGCTAATATATTATCTGGTGTACAGTTTAACCTGTTTTCATTACACGGGGGTGATGTAGGTGATGTAGCCATGTTATCTTCTCTTTAACATTCCGCAATGGTTTCCCTCTTCGTCTTCAAACATTTCACATTCCACACCAGAGTTACCGAGAGTCTTAGTAACACCAGGGCTAA